CTGGTAAAAAAATGGCATCACTAACGCTGGCAGATTCTGGGAGAGAATTACATGCAGTAACAGTGTTCCCAACTGCATTTCCAAAAGCATATATGAATGTAGAGGCTGGAAATGTTTACAGGTTTGAGTTTGGTAAAACAAAAGACGGTACAGTGATAATGGAGGATGTAGTCAATGTTTGATGAGTTAGCAGAAGAAATACATAAAAATGCAATAGATAAAGGATTTTGGGATAGAACGGCAGACCCAATATTTCTTGCAAAGCAAATGATGATGATTGTTTCTGAAGTATCAGAGGCTATGGAGGCGGTTCGTAAAGAGATGGATCCAGAGCAAATTTCAGATGAGTTTGCAGATATAATTATTCGCACCTTAGATCTTTATGCAGGTATGGTAGAAGCAGGATATGTTACAAAGTCGATTGATTACGCTATTAAAGAAAAGATGGAGCGCAATACGCATAGACCAAAGAAGCATGGAGTAAGATTCTAGTGACTATAACAGTTGAAGAAGTATTAGCACAATTGAATCCTAAACTAAGAAAGAATATTCTTGTTGGAGACGAAGTTCCAAAAACAGAATATGCAGCAACTCCTAGTTTTGGACTTAACCGTGCATTAAATGGTGGGTTACCATATGGACGACAGGTATTAATTTGGGGCAGTAAGTCTAGCGCAAAATCTTCTTTGTGTTTACAGATGATTTCCCTAGCACAAAAAGAGGGAAAGGTCTGTGCATGGATTGATGCAGAAATGTCATATGATAAAAATTGGGCAGAAAAACTTGGCGTAGATACATCAAAATTAATTGTTTCTCAGGCTAGAACTATCAATGAGATGGTTGACGTTGGTGTAAGCCTTATGGAGGCTGGAGTAGACATAATTGTTGTTGACAGCATTACATCTTTGCTTCCTGCAATTTACTTTGAAAAAGATTCTGCGGAACTAAAGCAGTTAGAAAATACAAAACAAATCGGTGCAGAATCTCGTGACTTTAGTAATGCATGGAAAATGATTAACTATGCAAATAATAAAGTAAAACCAACACTATTTGTATTAATTAGTCAATCAAGAAATAATATTAATGCTATGTACACTAGTCAACAGCCCACGGGTGGGCAGGCTACAAAATTTTATTCATCTACAGTAATTAAGTTATTTTCGTCTGAATCAGATAATCAGGCGATCAAGGGGAAGATACATGTTGGAGACAAACTCATTGAAGAAAAGATTGGTCGCAAAGTTCGCTGGGAATTACAGTTCTCTAAAACTTCGCCTGCCTTCCAAAGCGGTGAGTATGATTTCTATTTTAGAGGTGACAATCTTGGCGTTGATACTATTGGCGACCTTGTTGATACCGCTGAACTTGCTGGTCATATTAATAGAACTGGTGCGTGGTACCAACTAGAAGATGGCACAAAGGTACAGGGTAGAGATGGATTAATTTCTAGAGTTAGAGAAGACTTAGACCTACAAGATTTGCTAAAGGCTAAACTATTAAATGGCTGAATCTAAGTTTGCAGTATTTGAAGGAAAATTTCCTTGCCATACTTGTAAAGAGGAAGTAACATCTTTAAGATTGTGGAGAGAAAGTCTTGAATTAACATGGATGTGCACAAAAAAACATTTATCTAAGGCAAGCCTAACAATGACAAAGAAGGACTATGAGCGAAAAAACAGAGAGCAAGAGAATCGGAGCCAGACAGCATAAGAACTCTGGTCGCAATAATAAAAAGGGTGATGCGACATGGAGAGATTTTGTTGTTGACTTTAAAGAGTCTGCTAAGTCTTTTACCATTAATCAAGATGTTTGGGCAAAGGCTGTCACCGACTCAATTAGGGCTGGTACGGATAAGTCACCAGCAATAGTTGTTATTCTTGGTGAGGGCAATAAAAAGATTCGTCTTGCAATTATAGAATTTGATTTATTAGATCAACTAACATGGGAGGACAAAAATGGCAGAACAGATTGAGCCTGCTAAGACTACTATTGATATGGTTAACGGTCTTAGTGAGATTGCCGATTATATGAAAGATGAAGAGTTAACTACTGCGCTTACAATGATTGCTAAACTCATTATAAAGCCAGATATTCCACCACAGGTAGCAAGCCTAGAAATTGTTAGATTGCAGGCTATTGCAGCAAAGATGGCTTTTAAGGCTACTTGGATGACTAATGTTGATAAGTCAGACAGAGGAAAGAAAAATATATACTATACAGCAGCAGAAGCGATCAACGATTTGGTTTCAGCACTTAAGTACATAATGCGCTAACTGATATAATAGATAAAAAGGATAATAATGAGTAAGAACTTAATAAAGCAAATGATGGTTAAGCCTGATGAGGGTAAAGACCCATTCGATGCTGCTAACTTCGTTGATAAAATTAACAAAGGCTACGTAGCAAACCTTGAAACCAAATTTCAAGTAAAGAAAAAGTTTATTCCCTCAAAGATAGCATGGGGAGAAGGCAAGTGTCCAAGATATTGGTATCTTGCTTTTGAGGGTGCAAATTTTGAAGATAAATCAACTCCATTTAGCATAGCAAATATGAAAAGCGGAGTACATGGACATGAAAGAGTATTAGGGCTAGCACTTAAGAACTCAGATATGTTTATTGATATCGAGTTTGATGTTTCATTTAATGGCAAAGATGGGACACTTTTACTTGGTGGATTTTGTGACGGACTTGTATCTTGGCAAGGCGAAGAGCATGTTTTAGAATTAAAAACACAAAATAATGAAGCATTTGAATATAGACGTAATATTGGTCAGCCAAAATCAGGGCATGTTGAGCAGTTACTTCTTTATATGAAAGTTCTAAAAAAGGCAAAGGGTATTATTTTATATGAAAATAAAAATACTCATGAACTTCTTGCTTTTCCAATTGAAGTAAATGAAACATACAGGAATTGGATAAATAATACTTTTGACTGGATGGAAATAGTTAAGGATAGTTGGAAAGAAAAACAACTTCCTATGAAGCCATATAGATCTAACTCTAAGATTTGTAAAGGCTGCCCCTTGCAAAGCGATTGCTTTAAAGCCGAAGCGGGAGTAGTTAAGATAAAGCCGCTGGAGGAACTGAGTGAAACAATGTGAAAGGTGTGATGCCAAGTTTAAGCCTAAAGTAACTTATCAAATTTACTGTAGCGAAGAATGTAGGGATCTAGCAACCAAAGATAAAATTGCTGAAAGATATCAAATTACCCGTAGACAAAAACGCAAGGGTAAAATTCGCAGGTGTCTTGGTGGATGCGGTCAACAACTTTCAATTTATAATGATTCTGGCTTCTGTGCTAACTGTAATGTTAGCCATAAGTCGGTAGAAAAAATGTTAAAACAAATTAAAGGATATTTTGATTATGAGCAAGATTAATCAACCAACTCATATTTGTGCTATCGACGCTAGCACTAATAGTCTTGCCTTTGCATTTTATACTTATAAAAATCTAACAGGATATGGAAAAATAAATTTTGAAGGCAGCAACATTTATGAAAAGGTTATAGATGCTACTGCTAAAACTAAAGCCCTTTTTGATTATTATAATATGATGAAGGCTATTGTTATTGAGCATACCGTTTTTATGAATTCTCCTAAAACTGCAGCAGATCTTGCGTTAGTTCAGGGTGCAATACTTGGAGGGGCTGGTCTTGCTGGAGTGTCTATTATTGGCAGGGTATCTCCAATAACATGGCAAAATTATTTAGGTAATAAAAAGTTATCAAAAGAAGAACAACTACAATTAAGAGCAGCGAATCCTAATAAGTCGTTATCTTGGTATAAATCATATGAGCGTGATTTTAGAAAGAAAAGAACAATAAAGTTGCTAGAAATATCATATGATAAAAAAATAGACGACTATGATGTTGCAGATGCAGCAGGAATTGGGCACTGGGCTATAAATAACTGGGAAAAGGCAGTTTCATATGACTAAATTATATACAAACGAACTATGGCTTAAAAAAAGATACATAATTGATAAAAAAACACCACAAGAAATTGCCAAAGAGTGTGGTGCAAGCGTTGAGACTATATATGTTTACTTAGCAAAATTTGGCTTTAGAAAGTCAAAAAGATGAATTCTAAAATAATTTGGCAAACATATGAAACAGATTTTAAAGATATTATTCCAGAAGCAAAGGAATGCATAAATACTTGGATTGAAAATAATCCGCACTGGGAATACAGGTATATGAGTGCTAAAGATAGAAATGAGTTTGTATTTAAATATTTTGATAAAGAATGGTATGAACTTTTTATAAATTGCAAACTTAATATAGTAAAAGCAAATATATGGAGATGCATGGTTCTTTATATTTACGGAGGAGTATATGCTGATTTAGATAGCATTTGCAATAAACCAGTAGAGTCGTGGATTAAAAATGAATATTCAATGACAGTAGCAAAAGATGATGATGGTAATTCAGAAGATTATTGTATTAATGTGTTTTCAGCAAAACCTTTTAGTTCCGCATTACATGATATTTTATCTAGTATTAAAAATAATTTAAAAAATAATACAATTACTAAAGATTCTGTTATTTCTTTAACTGGAGAGGGTGTCTGGTCAAACATAATAACTGGACAGGAAGAAAGATATGGGATATACTGTTATAAGAAGGGGTCAAATATTTTTAATGGTAATGCTGTAAAACACTTGGGAACATTTAAAGATTGGCACAAAAAAGGATACAGTCAGTGGACAAAGGAAAATGTATGAACAATAAAGAACAAGAAAAGTTTCATATTGTAGTAGACCAAGTAAATCACCCTACTCATTATACGACAGATCCCTCTGGAGTTGAATGTATTCAGATTACTCGCCATCGTAATTTTAATATTGGCAATGCATTTAAATACTTGTGGAGAGCAGGAATTAAAAATGAATCTACACATATTGAAGATTTAAAAAAGGCTATTTTTTACATTCAAGATGAAATTAATAGATTAGAGGGAAAATATGAGCAACACTGAAATTGAACTAGTTAAACATCTTGATGAAGTAAATAAGGTTGTTGAGGAATATTTAAAAGGTAATGATGCAACTAAAATTGCCAAGACTCTTACACTTCCAAGAACTCGTGTAGTAGCGCACCTTAATGAGTGGAAGGCTATGGCCTCTGCTAATGACGCTATTCGTGCTCGTGCAAAAGATGCACTTGTTGGTGCGGATGCACACTATACTAAACTAATTCAACAAGCATATGAAGTTATTGAGGACGCTAGTACAACTGCAAACCTTAGCGCAAAAACAGCAGCAATTAAACTTGTTATGGATATTGAGTCACGTCGTATCGATATGCTACAAAAAGCGGGACTATTAGAAAATAAAGAGTTGGCAGAAGAGATGGTTGAGATTGAAAAAAGACAAGAAGTTCTTGTTGGCATCCTTCGTGATATTGCCTCTACTCATCCAGAAGTCCGTGATCTTATTATGCAACGCCTATCAACAATAGCCAAAGAAGGCGAGGTAATTACAGTTGTCCACAATGTTCAATGATTTTCTTGAAGCACTTCAGGATAATCCATTTGAAGAAAACCCAGTAGATGTAAAAACATTTGTTGAGTCTATAGACTATTTAAGTCAGCCACCACTGTCTCAAATTCAATATGACATTGTTGAGGCTATGAGTCAAATTTATCGTAAAGAAGATTTACAAGTATTGATGGGTGAAGAAGCAGGAGACAGGCACTATTCTAAATATACAAAAAATGAAATTATTCTTCAACTCGGAAAAGGT